GGATACCCGACATCCGAGTCTAGAAGTGTCTTTAATTTTATGTCCAGCAAGCGCCTGCGTGAGGCACACGTGGCAAGCTTTTAGGTAGATGACAAGTCCCCTAATCCCTTGCTGCTGTCCGAGTGTTGAAATTCTTTTGAAGATAACGACAATAGCTCTTACTCGCGGTCCGGTAACAGACAACCCAATGGGAGAAAGTAATCTAATGAATACTTTAACCCACCAAGTTCCACCTTTTACGATGGACATGGCATTAACATCAGCGGATTTAATTCTTACCGGTGAGAATAAGTCAATAATTTTATAAAGAATTGGTTTAGTCATCATCGTAAGTATATCTTTACATAACAGGATTATCCACACCTGAGCCTCTTCGGCTTGGGTCCCCCCCTGGTAGAAGGGACCTGTAGGTAAGGTACCTGCGAGTGCCTATGCGCTTTCGCACACCGAACTCTTCGGTTCGTTCTCTAAGTTGGGGGCTTGTAAGGAGGGAGAGGGAAACCCAAGTGGTTCCACCCATAACCTATTAAGTACCATTGATGGAGCCATCCAAAAGGAGCAAAGAGGATTATTATAACCTCTGCCTCAATATATTAAAGTCCTTTATTCTTTATTCAGGACAGGGAGTTTAACCCCATATACCTAGGTCGTTTCCTATTCTAATGGAAGACTAGATCAAGTGGTACGTTTTACGGCTACTGCGCCTCCGCAACCAGTTTCCTGGAATGCGGGCTTTCATTGAAAGTATTCCCAGTATCCAAACGTCCATTCAACGTCGAGCGATCCCGTTCTCTTTCGAGAACAGGTAAATCATGAAAGGTTAATCTTCAGTTTCCTCATCTTTCGATAAGGGCTGCAGCCAGCTGACTAAGCTCGGTTGTTAACCTTCTTGGAAGCATTGAGTTGAACAAGAATGGCCCGGTCTGCGGATTGATCGTCCGTTAGGCTGGGGCAGGGTCTTGAACCCAACAATGCACCAATGTGCAGGTATCAAAATCGGAAAATCCAATCGTCCTAGGCTTAGGTTAGCCCGACGGTGGTCCCTTCCGCTTCGGTATATAATTACACTAAACAGTGACACGAGGTAGTTTGTAAAGCTCTTACGCTTTCGAACCAACATCTCTGTCGGCCTCCAGGGGTACGTTGTTAGACGTTCCTGCGGAATGGGTATCACCCATACTGGCAAGCCTTACACTTTCAACGTGTGTGAGTAATGCGACTATATAAATCGGTCTTAACCGAGTAAGATACCTGCTACTACCTTTAGCAAGGTAGTGCAAGTCTGTCCTTAGAGACACCGCTT